AGCAGCTTTTAACAATCTCATCCGCCCAAAACACCTTGTCATGTACGACCGAGCCAATCAACTGTTCACGTTGACCCCCGACCCTACGCCGTTCATCAGCAGGGTGTGTGGGAAGATAGCCGGCGTTTTCAAGTGCAAGTCTAGAGTTGTGTCAGAAGTGGATTTTGCCCACGAGGAAATGGTGCACGAGTACAACAGTTCTCGTGTGTCCTTGGAAGTGTTGTCGGCGCGGGCGCAGTCGGCGACAAACTTTCTGACGACAACTTCGACTAAAGCTCTATCTAAGATGAGGGAGAAAGCCAAAGTGGTTAAACACGAACTGTGCAACAAGGAGGACAAGGTGAAACTCACACAACACCTCACTGCTTTTTCGGGCTACATTCCAGTGGTTTCAACAAGCAACCTCAAGAATGAGGAGATCGCCATTCGCAATCGCGTAATGTGCGTCACCCCAAAACCGGACCAAGACGAGTGGGACGCTCTCATGCGTGAGTACAGGACTGAGAGTAGGCTAGACTTGGATCCACAGAGGATTGATTACGACTTGGAGAAGATGTTCCACAAATGGAACGACAACTTCCCAAAAGGCCGAAAAGCAAATCAGTTGAAAGCTTGGGAAGAGCTGAAGACCAGAGAACTGCAACCGAAGGATCTCTTTCGGAAGTTTTTTGTCAAGGTCGAGAAACTGATGAAGTCTACTCCAAATGGCTACGAGGACTTCAATCCTCGAGCAATTCAAGGGGCGACAGACCACGCCAATGTGGTTTTGAGTCCTTTTGTAGCACAAGTGTCCAAGTTGGTGGCCAAGGACTGGAACGGCAAGGACAATGAGTTTTTCTACACCGCGGGCGCAACTGGCGACCGAATCGGTCAATGGATGGCTGACAATTATGAGTGTGGTGACTGGATCGTTGAGATCGACTTCAGCACCTACGATGGAACCCAAGGTGAACAGGTGCAACACCTGATCGACACGATGATGGGTGATTTTGGAATCGACGACTATGGCGATGCGCGGTACGTGCTGAATGGGCACAAGCACATCACCGGTTTTTCTCCGAATGGTCTGGAGTACCATGTCGACTACCAGATGTGTTCTGGCAACCCCAACACCTCTGTGTCTAATTCAACCACCACCGGTTTGACGAGTAGAAGAGTGCTCCGATCGGTGTTCGGCGAGGTGAAAGCCATCGCCGTGATGGGTGACGACAACACGACAATCATC